ATGCGACCGCTGCCCAGATCGTCCAGTACTGATACCACTTTTTCATTTTTTGACTCTCCTCCCGTGTCCACTTTGGACACAATCAAAATTTTGCGCGCAGCTCGACCACGCGGCCGAGGATCTGCACGGGTAAGCTCTCGATCTCTGCGTTGGTGTAGTACATGGGCTCGTAGGCCGGATTGCTGGGTATCAGCGTCACGCCCTGCGGGCTCTTTTTGACTTTTTTGACCGTCGCGTCGTCGCCGTTGACCAGCACGACGGCGATGTCGCCGCTGTCCACGTCCGGCTGGCGGCGGACGATGACGGTGTCGCCGTCCGAGATCCTGGGCTCCATGCTGTGCCCCTTGATCTGCAGGCCAAAGTACTCGCCGTCACCTGCGGCAGCGGTGCTGATGTCCTCCCAGTCGATGATCTCCTCAATCGCGTCGATTGGGATGCCGGCCGCCACGCGCCCGAGGACTGGCACACGGATGTAGCCAGGGCGGTCTTGTCGATCATCACTACCGACTAAGTAGTCGACAGATACGCCGAGCACGCCAGCGAGCTTTGCAAGCGTTTCCGGGTTCGGGCTGGACGTACCGACCTCGTACTTAGAGTAAGCTGCCTGACTGATATATAGCTCTTGCGCGACTTCCGCCTGCGTCATCTCGCGCTGCTGACGCAGCGCGCGCAGCCTGTCGTTAAACATTTTGATCACCTCGCGCCGCCATTATACAACCGGCGGTTGTAAAAATAAATGCAAAAAGTCAAAAAAGTGTTGACAACAACTAAAAGTAGTATTAAAATATAATCATAAAACCAAAGGTTATAGCAAAGGAGGCATACAAAATGGATGGACTGGCTGCAAGGCGTAAAGCCGCTGGATACACACAGTCATCGCTTGCATCTTTGCTCGGCGTGTCACAGGCTGCGGTCGCTGCGTGGGAGTCTGGCATAAAATTGCCAAGCGCGCACAAGCTACCGTCGATCGCAGCTGCTTTGCACTGCACGATCGACGACCTGTACAAAGCGCCGGCGTGACCGGCTATGAGGAGGTGCTTATATGCAAGGCATTGCTATCTTGCGCAAGGCCGCAGGCCTAAAGCAGGCGGATCTTGCTGCCGAAGTCGGCGTATGTCGCTCCGCTGTCGCTATGTGGGAGACTGACGCCCATTACCCGCCGGCGTCCAAGCTGCCCGCGATCGCGGCGGCGTTGCGCTGCACGATCGACGACCTGTACAAAGCGCCGGCCTGACCGGCATCATCATGTTACCAAAGGATGTGACACAAATCCATGCAGCAAAACTACCGCAATATCAGCCAAACCGGAAGGCGCATTGCCGGCATGACGCAGGAGCGCTGGGCGGAGGCGCTGGGTATCTCCGTGGAGAGCGTGCGCCTATACGAGTCCGGGCGCGGGATGCCGTCAGACGACGTTGTGACGCGGATGGTGGAGGTATCGGGGACGCCGGTGCTGGGCTACTGGCACCTGCTTAACAAATCGCGCGTCGCTGCCGACCTGCTGCCGCAGGTGGACACCATCGCCCTGCCGCAGGCCGTGATCCAGCGCTGCGCCGGATCCGCGACTTTGACAGCTCGCACCGCATCGACCGGCTGGTCGACATCGCCGAGGACGGCCGCATCGACCACGACGAGCGACCGGACTTTGATCAGATCACGCGCGAGCTCGACGGGATCGTCCAGGCTGCCATGCAGCTCAAGTATGCGAAAGGAGGGGACACGGATGGCCATGCTGACGACTAAGGACGTGTGCGATCAGCTGTCGATCTCGCGGTCGTCCGTCGGGAGACTGGTGACGGACGGCGAGCTGCCGTGCTACAAGCTGGGCAAGTCGCTGCGCTACTACCAGTCGGACGTAGACGCCTACGTCGAGCGCTGCCGCATCGCAGCGGCACCGGCAGCCGTCTGCGCACCGCAGCCGCGCCCGAAGCCGCAGCCGGAAAAGCGCAAGCGCGGCCGGCCGATCAAAAACACGGTGCCGGAGTACTACCCCGGCATGAGGGTGGTGTGAGTATGATGATGGGACAAAAAAAGAGCCGTGCCCGCGGCGACGGGCACGACTCAGGTGCAAAAAAGTGCAATAGCTATTGCACTTACATTTTACAGCAGATCCAAAACGATTGCAAGGGGGGATTTTGAGATGGCTGTCATGCGCGTAGAAAAAACAGGCAATTACACAGTCATGAGCAATCGCCATCTGGATGATCCCCGGCTGAGCCTCAAGGCGATCGGCCTACTGAGCAAGATCCTGCGTCTGCCGGACGACTGGGATTACACGCTCGAGGGCCTCGCCCACATCTGCAAGGAGGGGAAGGACGCCATCCGGTCGGCAATCGTGGAGCTGGAGCAGGCGGGCTACATCGAGCGCCGCCAGACGCACGCGGCGGACGGGTCTTTTGCGGGCAACGAGTACATCGTGCACGAGGCGCCGCTTGACGCGGATGCGCCACCGTCGTCGGATAATCCCACAACGGTGTCACCGTCGTCGGAAAACCCGTCGTCGGAAAACCCGTCAACGGGAAATCCAACGCAACCAAGTACTAAAGATACCAAGTACTTAGATACTAATACCCCCCTTACCCCCCAGAGGGGGCGGCGAGCGCCGAAAAAAGAGCAAGGGCGAGAGCCGGCGTGGAAACCGGAGCGCTTTGCGGCGTTTTGGAAGTACTACCCGCGCGGCGAAAAGCCAAGGGCTGCCGCGGCCGCGTGGGACAAGCTCCGGCCGGACGATGCGCTGATCGATGACATCGCCCGAGCGCTCAAGCGGCAGATGGCCAGTGAGGAGTGGCAGCGGGGTGTTGGCATCCCGTATGCGGCTACATACCTCAATCAGCGCCGCTGGGAGGACGAGCCACACGCGCCGGCAGAGCAACCGGCGGAGGGAGGAGGCCTGCCGCTATGGACGTAAAGCAGACACTGATCGATGCGCAGGCGGCCGTGATCGGCAGCGTGCTGATCTCGCCGGAGATCGTCGGCGACGTGATGCTGCGCGTCTCGGCGGAGGACTTTTTGACGCCGGAGTACCGGCACGTGTACGATGCCATCCGCGCACAGTGGTCCGCGTGCCAGACGGTCGACGTGGTCACGGTGCTGCACCGCCTCGGCGATGCGTACCGGCCGCTGCTGGTGCAGATCATGGCCGACACGCCGACGGCCGCCAACTGGGAGGCCTATGCCGATGTGATGCGCGAGCAGGCAAGGCTGGCGCGCATCAAGGACGCGGCCGCCAAGATGCTGGACGCGGCCACGCTGGACGAGGCCCGCGCCGCCGTCGAAACGGCAAGCGAGTGCCTGTGCGACAGCAAGACGCTGCGTGTCGTCAGCTGGCATCAGGGATTGTGCGAGTTTTACCAGCGCCACGCCGATGGGCATCAGCCGGACTATCTCCGCTGGGGCATTCGGCAGCTGGACGAGAGGCTCTACGCCGAGCGCGGCGATCTGATCATCATCGGTGGCCTGCCGAGCAGCGGCAAGACGCTGCTGGCGACGCAGTTTGCGATGCACATGGCGCGCTCCGGTCTCCGGGTCGGGATATTTAGCCTCGAGACCTCGGACGCCAAGCTGTACGACCGCATGGTTGCGCAGACGGAGGGCATCAACTTCGGCCGCATCAAGCGCAACGAGATGGTGCTGGACGACTACAAGACGGCCTCGACCGCGATCCAGACGGCGGAGCATATCTACCTTGATGTCATCCGCGCTGGCGGCTTCGGCGTCGCCGACGTGCAGGCGGTCGCCATGGCGCGGCGGTACGACGTGATCGTCATCGACTACGTGCAGCTGCTGCAGGCAAAGGGCAACACCCGCGTGGAGCAGGTGACCAACATCTCGCTGGCGCTGCACACGATGGCGCAGCGGGCCGGCATCGCCGTCATC